CGGTGGTCGCCGTATCATTATCTCTTATCCATTGCTTATGAAGTTCTATTTGAAACTCAAAATCTGTTTCGTGAGTGTCACGCCCGCAGTCAGGACATATGGCAACTCCAATGGTTTCGAAGATGTGGCGACACATTTGACTCCTTTTTATTTGTCGAGTGCAGTGGCAGGAATCGAACCTGCCGATGAATGACCCCGTATCTCATCGCTCCCAAGCACTGCTTGGTTGCCCGTGGAAAGGTAGGACACAGGCAACCTTATGATGCAAGACGGTGACGGAAGGAAAACCGCCTTGCTTTCACATTTATAGTGGCTTTGCTCCAAGTTGTGCGAGCAGAGCTGCAACTTCAGGTGTTAAACCCGCAGTTGGATTTGCAATAGAGGCCACAGGCGCAGGCGTTGCCACAGGCGCAGGCGGTGCCGCAAGATAAGCATTTGCCTTTGCAATTGCTGTCGCATCGCTAGTGGCATCTAGCAAAATCCACGGCGCGCTCTTGCCAGGCTTGGCAGGGCCTTGGCCGATGCGGGCAAGAACCTTCTGATTCAGTTTTGTCTTCAGCGCATTGCGAAGTGCAACATTGAACCAAAGCAAAGAGTTGTATTCGGTGTTTGTGTCAAGATCATAGACATTGACTTCGACTGCCTCGGCGATGCCGTGGACAGTTTGAATCCCTGTCTTATATTCAATAGGTGTAATAATAAGCAAGTGATTGGCAAGGTCTGCCACTTTCACTGACTCGCTTTGATTTCCTGGTGATGCGAAGGTCATTCCCCCGACTCCTTTTCTATTTTGTTTGCTTCATCTTCTTCATTGTTTTTTACTATGTCATTGATTGTCACTTCAATGTCGTTTTCATCAGCTTCTTCAGTTGTTTCAATCCAGCAATAGCCAACAGAGCCACCGCGCATTCCAATAAGCCAAGCGACAGAATTGAGGATTCTTGCTTCCCAATGCTTCATCGGACTAATTACGAGTCGCGGTTTCACCGTAGCATCCTTTCGAGAGGTCTTTTGAGTAAGGCAAAAAGTAAGGACAATAGTTGCAAAGTCGGTTTGGCTTTGATGGAATCATCTCCCACATTGCAGGATTTGTTTCCACATCAACCTGAGCAAGTAGAGCGTGGATGTTATCCATTCGCTCTAAACCTTTCAGAGCTACCGATTCGTCATAGTCATAAAGTTCTATGTGCATCTCATCTATGCCACCACTTGTGGGCAGATAGACAAGGGCAACCTGATTGACAGGGGCTCCAGTTTGTGCCATTCCGTAGCCATAGAGTTGAATTTGTGTGAAGTATTGAGGGTTTTTGCCCTCTTTGCGTTTGCGATCCATCTGATTAGGACTTGTGGTTTTCCAATCAATAACGATGCCACGCACACTGTCATAAAGGTCAACGGTGCCGGTCAGGTTGCCACGGATATTGACTCGCTTCTCGACTTCATAGCCTTCAATTCTTGCAAAGACATCTGCAAGATATTTGTGAATTGCGCTGCCAACTTGGGCGCTCCAATTAGAGGAACCGCCTTCGTTGGTCTTCTCCCAATCAAGGAGTTTGTAAGCAAGTCGCCTTGTGCAATCGTGACCAATTTCTGATGGCCCGATGACGACTTGCTTGGCTCTTGGAGTCCAAATGCCTGCCTGAGTAATAATCTCAGAGAGTCCTTGACCTAGAGCTTTAGCAGGTGAAACAGGTGACACTAAGGTCATCAATCTTCCTCTTCTTCATCATCATAGTCAGGAATTATTGGAACAATTGGCTCCATTGGATTTAAGTAAGGGATGCTCATTGCTCATCCTGGCTCACAAGAGAGAATCTGCGATGAGTGCTTTGAACATTTAGGACATCAAGCACCTGTGGTGGCAAGATTTCCTTTGCTCGTTTCACATCAAATCTTGTCGATGTGACAGTTGAGAACTTGACGACTTGTTGGCCTTTGTAAAGACCGACTTCATTGTCGCCAAGAGCAGCTTCGATATGGGATCGGGCGACATCGCCGACCTCTTCCCATTCTTTTATTTTGGCAAGGGCGTGGCGATATTGTTCAAGCCACATTGCGATGTTCTCGTCAAAGTCCACCACGCCCTTTTCGATTTCAGTTGACACGACCCCGCCTTTTTTTCAGTAGTAGTTCTTTTCCTTAAAATGACTCCAAGCCTTGCAGGGAGTCAGGTGTCGCCGATGGATATAGGCGAGTGTTGCCACAAGTTGTGGCACCGATGCCTCAGTGTGTTTCATTCCGAGGTTGCGATAGGTGGCATCAAGCAACTGGCCAATGCCACGGGCGCTCGAAGCAGGGTTCTTGGACTCTGCATTCCACGCCGACTCCTTACCGAGCAATTTCGCCAGGCAGGAATACTCTTTTTTTGTCAGCAATTTCTTTGCTAATTGCTTAGCATCGACTTGCTTCAAGATAGGTCTTTCTTTGTAAACAATAGATGCAGGAATTGCAGGTTGTGGTGCAAATGCCGCATTCACCAACATTGAAGTCATTGCGCTGACTCCGATGATGATGATGATTCCCCTGAAGGTTTTTTTGCGTTGAGTAATTGGGATTCTCCTTCTAATTTCGCAGCTCTCTTGAGAACCTGAGTGACATAAGCCAATTCGATTCTCATAGTGTCTGCGATTTCTTTGGGTGTTCGCCCAAAAGAATGCAAGGATCGGATTGCATCAGCGCGATTGACTCGCCCTGTTTTGCGATTCTTAAATCCTTGCCCAAAGCCTCGCTGTGCAGGCGTGGTCCCTGCCCATATTCCGTGAGGGATTTGTTCTTTGAGCGCGTAGTCCAAGCACTCCTTTCTTTCAGGACAACCGGCGCAAATACTGCGCGCGATTGGAAGGCACTTTGCCTCTTGTTCTTTTGATTCAGGAAAAAATAAGTTTGGATTGATGATGCCTTTGCAACTTGCTTCGGGAAGAAGTGGAAGCGCAGGATAAAAGTGTTGGAGAACATTCATTGCCTCTCACCTAACCAGGATTCAAGGTCTTGAATAACGAATGCCCTCTCAATAGAGGCGTTCCTTCTCTTCACAACAACGAATGATGGTGGAGCTTCTTCTAGGCCCCGTGCCTTTGAATAATTCTTGGCTTCCTTAACTGCCTCATCCCAAAAGGTCGGAAGGCTTATTGCCTTGCGATTTTTCAGTTCAAGCACATAAGTCTTGCCTGCAATAAAGGCAACTATGTCGCCTTCATCTTTTGATCCCGATAATCGCAAACGCTCGGCGGTGACACCGCGAGAACGCAACCACTTGAGAACTCCGATTTCAAACGCAGAGCCTTTGCGACCATTGGGATTTGCCATTACTTCACCAACTCCAATTTCGTAGGTTTGCCGGCAACGGCGCGGGCGAACTTCACTGCCAAAATCAATTGTTCAGCCAAGGCCAGCGCCTCATCTTCTGTTATTGAGGCGAGCTTGACTGCGATGTCAGGCAGTTGCGCCCTGACCTTGTCGAGAAGCCTTGCAGCCTGCTCTGACTTCAAAGAATCAAGGCCTGAATGCTCGGCAAGGCGAGAGAGGGCCAACAAAGGCACCTGCGCCACGACATCTTCAAGAAGGTCAAGGTTGGCATCCTGCTCTTCTAGGTAGAGGACTACTGATCCGTCTGTGGCATTGTGGACAGAAAATAGGTTCACTTGCCCACCGCCCTTGCAAGAGCCTTCTGACGGCTCTCCCAAGCCTGCGCCTGCCGAATGCCCTCTTCTAGTGGGTCATCGTGTAGGCTCAGAATGCCCCATAAAAGGCATAGAATGCCGATTACAGCCCCGAACATAACAAACTCCATATAACACCCCTTCTGTTGACTTGCGCTAAGTATGAGGGGAAGGGCTGACACCCTATGCCCGACACGCCCAAATGCCTAATAAGTAGTGTATGGACAAAGGTAGGCACTTAAGCTACTCTTCTCTTATCGGGGTGAAAGGTAGTAGCTCCGAAGGAAGGCAAGACAATGTTAGAAACACTAGACATCATCACAACTGCAAAGTTGCGCGGTATCGTCAAGAAGTTAGGAATAAATTATGTGACGGATTCCGCTAGTTATTTTCCTGCACAATGCGATGGTATTCACATTTGGCAGAATGGTAATGCGATTTATTTCAAGACTTTCAAAGACAATGACAAAATCTATCTAAGCCAATTTGTTTCTGCTCTCAATGAATTAGGTTTAACAGTTAATCAAATGCTAACGATTCTTGGCGAAGTAAAAGGAACTTACAGGATTGTTCCAAAGGTTGGTGCATAATGACAAAGGATCAAAGAGCGCAACTTATCAAGACCGCTTATGGTTATGACTATCGCGGAATCTCAATAACAAGGCGCACAGATAAGTCAGGTTTTAGTTATCGCATACAAGATGCAGATGGTGGTCGTAATACCTTTCCATATAACTTGGCAACAGTTGTCAACAACATTGACCAAGAACTTGCTAATGGCGCAGTTGCTATCAATTATCGGATGCACCGCACTCAGAAGGTCGGTGCATAATGACAACTAATCGTTTATGGGTTGACGACAATGGAACTGTTGTTTGCGATGACCACGCAGGAACTTATTTGCGGTCAGCATTCCAAGCAAATAGTGAGGCAATACAACATAGAACACCACTTGGAACTTGGTGCGCGTATTACACGCATCTTCTTGGTGGCGCAGATTTAGTGTGTGAAGTTTGCACACCTTGGGATTCACCCAATCATCCTTACAATCAAAAGGTCGGTGCATAATGAAACTGACAAACGAAGACTTTATGCGTTTGCACCAAACTTCGATGGAATGGGGTGTGCATTGGAAAAAACACGAATTGCATTTTGAACCAAGTGTCAAAAGCTATGAGTGGCGTTGGGCATATTGGTTTGACCTTTATGCCAACCTTCTTTTTGGAAGGCAGTTCTTAGAGCAAGAAGAATGGTCATTCGAAGTTGTTTGGGATGAGGGTTCTGATGCTTGGCTTTTACTTACCAATTACGAATCATTTGAGAGCAAAGGTGATGAAGTTGAAGAAGATTAGAAGCGTTCGTGTATCTGACCAACTATGGCGCAAGGCGCAGGCGAAGGCGCGGGCAGAGGGCAAATCATTGTCCGAAGCCATCAACGATTTCTTGAAGGAGTATGTCAAATGACAACTGCCGAAATCGCCACCGCCTTTGCAAAGCGCGGTTGGTATGTTCTGCCTTGCTATCCGCAACAAAAAATTCCATTCTTTCCAATAGCAAAGCAAGGCTATAAGTCAGCCTCTAATAAACCTGCCACAGTCAAGAAGTGGTTTGAGAAGTCGCCATTGCTAAACATTGGCATTGCTTGTGCGCCATCAAATCTAGTGGTCTTTGATATTGACTACCGCAATGGCGGAACAACCGATGGCTTAGACCTTGACACCTTCACAGTTGAAACAGGTGATGGCTTGCATCTCTACTACAAAGCTCCACTTGGCGCTTCTTTCAAGGGCAAACTGCGCGATGGCGTTGACATCAAGTTCAATGGATATGTTGTCACCGCAGGATCAATGCACGAAAACGGCAAATTCTATGAAATTGTCAAAGACATTGAGCCTGCCCCTGTGATGGGATGGTGCTAAATGAATGGATGGGATTTGCTAATCGTTTTCTTCACTGCTTTCTATGCCTTTGCCATTGGCAGAAACATCTTCTTTTGGGCTTTCCTATCAGCCTTTTATGGCTTTTGGATTCCGCTTCTGATGGTGCTATTTATGCCAAAGCGCCAACCAAGTGCGGTTGTATTTCCGCAATGGTTTATGGATTGGGCAGGCCCTAAATACATCAACCGAACCATCAAGAAAATGGAGAGAGAGTTCTAAATACCTTTCAAGGCTCGCTCAATGCCCTCTTCAAGTGAGATTTTTGGCTCATAGAAGGAAAGCATTTTGTGAGTGTCGCCAACCCGATATGCCACCCCAACAGGTGCGTTCGGGTTGGTTTTTATTTCAGCCAAATAACCTGCCTGCATCATCACAAGTTCTGCCAAGTCAATGAAAGATGTCGCTCTACCTGAGCAGAGATTAGAAACTTCAACCTTGTTTGTGATGGCTTCAAAGGTAGCTCTGACGATGTCCTCGATGTGGATGAAGTCGCGCACTTGCGTTCCTTTGCCCCAAACATTAAATGGCGCTTCCTTCTCTCTGCCTCGCTTGATAAATGATGGGAAAGGATAGTCAAGGCTTTGATCCGTGCCATAGCCTGAAAATGGGCGAAGAACAGTTATTCCCAAGCCTTCAGCGCGAGCATAAGAGGCAAGTTTCTCGCCTGATAACTTTGCCCAACCATAGGTCATATCAGGTGTTCTTATATGGTCAAGGTTTATATCCCACTCTTTTAACTTCTGCTTGTATTCAGCTCTTTGCAAGAAAATTGGATAGGCAGCAGAAGATGAGAAATAAACTAAATGTCCAGGGCGAGTGCGAAGCGCCCATTGGAAGAGGTCGGCATCGATGGCAAGGTCGGCGGCAACTGCCAAAGGATTTCCTTCAATGGTGGCACGGCCACCGACAATGGCCGCGAGATGAATGACCACATCAAATTTGGTGTCATCTTTAGCAAAGAAGTCACGGACATCGCGCCCATTCTTTATGTCAATGCCGGTGATTTGGTTGTTCTTAGAATCAAGATGTTTCTTGAAGTTAGTGCCGACAAAGCCTTCATCGCCTGTTATCAGGATTTTCATTTTCCCCACCTGTCGCTCTCATATTTATATTTCTCAGTGTTCGCTTCTGCCAATTGAGCATCGCGGTCAATCCTAAAGATATAGCGGTCATTTTCATCAAGAGCTGCGCCAATGTGGGAAAGTTTAGTTGGCGCATCAAAGGCAATGCCTGTTCTTATTGACTTGCCCTCAATAGGTGTGTTGTAAAACGGATCGTGAATTAAGACTGAATCCTTTACCCAAGGATAGATAACTTTTTCAAGAAATGCTTGGTCTGTGGTGTAGAAATCGCCAGGGTTATCGCTGGCAATAAGTTCTGCCATATCTCGAAACTTGTAGGTCTTGCCGGCAAACATCCCTGCGCTTATTGGGTAATTATGACCTGAAGGATGGTCTTTGATGATGTGATAATCAAGACCTGATTGCTCCCATTCTTCGTGGGCTATTCGGTCGCGGAAAGAAAGACGGGCATCGGCATCACGGCAGATGACCACTTCAAATTGCGGGTCAGCAAAAGCAAGATAACGCCAAAGCCTTGCGGTGTTATTTTCTAACTCACTCATCCTGACTATCTTGACACCTTTGACAAGGTTTAGGGTGCTGACAACCCAATCTTCAACGCTTTGGCCCACATAAAAGACTAAGCGGAAGCCATCTTCAAATGGAAAATAACGCGAGCCAAGAATTGCGTTCTTGATAGCTCCGATGGTGTAGCGCGGATCATTGCCATAGAGCGAGAATGAAACTGCTCTCATTTCAATAAATCTCGCAAGAGAACTGCATAGTCCTCGCTCTTGATGTAGGAGTCATAGGCCAAGGCATCAAATGAATAAACTTCACGGGCATTGACAGAGCGATAGCCTTCATCCCACTCGGCTTTGCCTGCTAATGGATGGCAATGCTCAATGATGACTTCAGGCAGATAAACAAGGTTGCCAAGGTCTTGACCTATCTTCTTCCAAAAGTTGTCAAGGTAGAGATGGCGAAGTTTCGGTGGCACCATCCCGCCAAGGGCGCTGACAATGGCTTTTGACATCATCACCGCAGTTGGCAAGTTCTCACCTTGCAAAAGGTCATTGCCATAGGAAATGCCAGGGGCGCTGCCTATCGCTTTCATCAAGGCAATATCCCAATCAGGTGTTCTGAATCTATGGTCATCGCCAATGAAGGTGAAGAACTCATATTCATTTGCATATTTCTTGGCAGCGACATTGACAGGATAAGCCATCCCCCGTGTGGTATTTTCAATTTCTAGGATGTATTCAACGCCAACTGAGCTTCGATAATTGACAATCTCTTCATCATCTTTGTCCACAACAAAGAGCAAGTCAGAGCGACAAGAAAACTCTCTATGTGCTTGCAAGACTTCAACTGCATTTTTTGGCCTGCCTCTTGTTGGCACAAGCACTAAGTTATTTTTTTGAATCATTGATTTCCCCATAAATAGCGGTGTAAGCCGCCAAGTCGATGATGCTATCTAAGTGGTCAGGTGTTTCTATGAGCCGAGCAATTTTCACAAGGCATAAACACAAAGCGACCTGTGAAGGGCTTATCTCAGTTTCAAGATAAACACTCCACAGGTCTGCGATGCGTTTGTGATTTATGTAAGGGTCGCCATAAATACTTTGACGATCCGTTGCGGTGAGGCGTTTGGCCTCATCCAAAATCTTCCCCCGATTCATTTTTCTATTTACTTCCGCGACCAAACTCTGTCGCCTTTGGGTCAATGGCTTTCAAAACAGGGCCAATGACTGCTGCTAGAAAGCAGGCAAGATAATCTTTTAGAGGGCGCGATGGGTCGGCGAGGTAGAGAGCTGCGACTGCGGCTGCTCCTGCTCTTGCGTAGGTGTTAACGATTGCGACTGCTTTGTCTTTGTCGAGCATTTGCACTCCTTGAACTTAGGTCTGCCGAAGCCCACAATGAACACCGGCAGAGATGGTAGGACTTTTCCCCGATTCTTTACTTTGTAGGCGCGTATCTTACGGGCAACTTGACCACCATTGCGCTGATCGCCTTTGGTGTCGGGAGCCGTGTTGCCTTCAATGCAGACAACAGTGCCATTGCCTTTGACCTGCTCGACAATGCCAATGTGAGAGATTCTATCGAGTGAGTCATTGGGAAAATCAAAGAAGACCAAATCTCCTGGCATTGGCTTGGCCTCGGCAATACCTTGCCAACGCTTCGCCTCGGCGAATGCCTTTGCCCCTGCCGGTGTGTAGGTGCAGTCAGGGATTTTGACACCTGCCTGCTTTGCAACCCAATTGACGAAGGCTCCGCACCAAGGCTGATTCGTCTTTTGATATTTTGTTTGATTATCGGCAGGGCCTTCAATGTAGCCAACTTCGCCTGCTGCCACTTCTAAGAACTTATCGAGTTGAGAACACATTATTTGGTCAAAGCTCTTTTCACAAGGTCGGTTAAGAAATCAACCTTATCCTCTAGGACTGACACTTTGTCCTTTATCGAACTTCCCCCATTTGGCTTGAGTTCGGCTAGGTAGTGCTTGACGAGCCATTTGACTCCGAGGGCGACTGACCCAATGATGCTGATGAGGGCGACAACAAAGCCTGCCCAATCGGTTATGTTCATTTTATGGCTCCATATATAAGACAGAGGCTATGCCTGTTTCATTATTTGAACAAACTGCATAGACAATGGATTTTGGTGCAATTCTGAAATTTATGTAAGCATCTTTCGGAAGTGCAAATCCATTGCTGGTTGTTATATCCGAACCGCCAACATACATCGTGTGAGAACCTACATTTCGAAGGTGGACATCTCGAAATTCTCCATAGGACTCAATGATAATAATTGAGGTGGATGTGACTGTGACTTGACTTGAGGAAGCCATTTCTCTCCTAGTTAAAAGTTATGATCCCCAATTTTTTGAAAAAATCTATAAAGAAAGGGCTGCGATTTCGTCTGCTGTTAAACCAAGTGCTGCGAGTTTAGCCTCGGCGCTTGCCTTAGCCTCTGCCTTAGCCTGTGCTGCTGCATCATCTGCTGCTTTCTGTGCAGCATAAGCAACTGCATCTGCCTCGCGTTGTGCGATTTCTTCAGCCGTTAGTTCTACCTCTGTGGCTACTCCTGTTGAGCAGTCCACTACGAGTTTATGTGTCATTTGTTTACCTTTCTTAGGAGTTTTTGATGCCGTATAAGGTGGCGGTTGAGTATTGCACAAATGAACCGTTTTGAGATGTAAGTGCAATTGATGTAATTGCTGATGTATTTGACCAAAGAGAAGCACTTAATGAATTTAATCTATTTGTTCCAGAACTAGCATTAGTTTCAGTAACACCATCAACGCTTACAGATTTATTTGTTGAACCAGCATAATTTGGAATATACATCTCTATATTTCCAAAAGTGTTTGAAGTTGCATTTTGAGCAGCGCCTTGAAATGCAAAAATAAAAGTTTGACTAGACCAAGAAAGACTTGACACCCCAACCGAACCGTTACCCAACAATTCCCTAATAGAATAATTAGCCGCAGAATCACCATTAAATCTAACAAAAACTGCTTGGTCAATTTCGCCATAATCACAACGACTTGAGATTTTAACCAATAAATCTGTATAAGTTGCAGGTATAGAACTAAAAGTAATATTAGCCGCCCCACCGCTACCAACTGTGACTGTGGCTATTGCCTCATAAGTAGTTGCCATTATGCACTCGCAATTCCGTAGAGAGTGAAGGTTGTTCCAGTAGCCCAGTTGTTAGAGGATGGATATAACTCTATTGCTGTGATGGCTGAAGTGCTACGCCATAAACCAACCGAGGCCGCCGTATAAACTGAAGCGTTATTATGACGGATGATGGCGGTTTTATGTGTGGTGCTGTTTGAGTAATTTTGTATATTGACTATGCTCATAGAACGCGAGGCGCTGTAATAACTGGTAAACCATAATCTAGTTTGATTAGAACCGCGATAAGAAGAAGCGCTGGTGCCATTTCCTTCCAATGCGGTATAAGAATAATTACTGCCTGTATCTGAATTGAATCTCAGATTACACTCAGCGCTACCCGAATCTAATCCGCCATTAACAATCAAAACAAGGTCGGTGAAAGAACCGCTAATTGAAGTGAAAGAAACTGTTGATTGTGCGCTTCCTAGCGTTGTCGTTGCTATCGGCTCATAAGTAATTGCCATTGGCTATGCCCCCTTTATGCCGTATAGGGCAATATGTGTGTATTCGGCTAAAGTGCTACTATCTATGCTTACATCAATTCTGTTTATTGCATTAGTATTTTTCCAAGAACCTGATGTAAATTCTATATCGCTATTAGAGGTGTTAAGTTCCTGACCAGATAAAGTTCGTGTAACTTTGTATTTATTTGTATTTGTGTAATCTAGAATATCCATAACAATAGCCGAGCCAATGAGTGCTGTTGAAGGAACACCATAACCTCTAGACGATACAAAAAGCGCAGAATAATTTATTCTGGCATCTGCACCAACAGTGCTTCCATTTCCATTCATTCGGTGATTATCGTAATTTGTTGCACCTGAATCATTATTAAAGCGAACAAACATAGTGTTAGATGCGGTTGCCCTCGCAAACATACGCAGTTGTAGATGAGCATAAGTGCTAGGGATTGAACTGAACGTGATTACAGATGAAGTTGAACTAGCGCCGACTGTGCCAGTAGCGATGGATTCAAAGTCACCTACTGCGGCTGCGGGTTTAGCGAAAAAGCCTAATGGTGGAAGTGGCGACATTATGCAGTCAAATCTCCAACGGCAAACCAAGTATCGGTTCCATATTTGATGAGAGTTGCACCTGCGTATTGAGCTGAGAACTTTAGAGCCGAAGCTTTAGAATTTATGGTCACTCCTGATCCTGCAACAAGAGTGGTTTGGCCAGCTCCCTTTTGCAAGACATCAATGCGGGTTCCTGTTGGGAAAGCA